TATTGGCGAGGTTGACTGACTTTTCGGGACGCTTGATTTTATCATTTACGACACTTCAAGGTTACACCCCATTGATAAATAGTTTATTGAAGGGTGCGGAAACGGTGAAAACAAAATACAGCAGTTTACTGAACCGTGAATTACCCATTGAACAAGTCTCTGCAAACTGGCCAGATTGTAGGATTTATTATTTTTGGTCTGAGATGAGTCCGTTTGTAAATGCAAACGAATTAATCCGCACCTATTCCAAGCAACCATTGGAGGTAAAACTTGCCCGATTATATGGGATACCTTCCAAAGCAATGGAGGGGCGTTTTCCAAAATTCAATCGTGAGATCAATGTCATACCCCATGAGAAGATTCCATTCATTCAGAATGATGGAGTACCAGTCACCCGCTACTTTGTTGCTGATCCAGGTGGTTCAAAGCCTTGGGTTTGTATCTGGGCGGGAGTCATGCGGGATGGAAGTATTTACATCTACCGCGAGTTCCCAGACTCAACGATGGGCCAATGGGCATTGCCACATGTTAATGGGGTAGGAAAGAGTGTGGGTAAACCTGGCCCTGCCCAGAGGCCACTCGGTTGGGGATACTCTGATTATCAGAATCATTTCGAGGATTTGGAGAATGATGAGGAAATATTTGAGCGTATTGTTGACCCGCGAATGGGTGCGGCCACGGTGCGGGAAAAAGAGGGTGAGAGTAATATTATTACCACAATGGCAAACTTGGGCTTTGTGATGCGTCCGGCACCTGGTGTGGAGATTGAGAGTGGGATTGCGAAGATCAATGATGCGTTAGCATGGAATGACAATGATGATATGACGGATGAGAATAAGCCCAAGCTGTATGTATCTGACCGATGTGATAATACAATTACCTGCTTATTGGAATATAGTGGGCAGAGCAGAACAGAGCATTTTAAGGACTACATTGATTGCATTCGTTATCTCATGGTAAGTGGTGCGGAGCATATCACACCAGGCTCAATGGTGGCTACTGGTGGCGGTGGGTATTAAAAAACCTCCCGCAAGCTTTTGGTTATTACTTACGGGAGGCTAACCTTTAATATCACATTATGAATCCTCATCCATGCGATGAGTTCTTGACTTGTCAACTACAAAAGTATACATTTGGCTACGCATATGCAAAGCGCCGCTGATCCCGAACTATTGTTTGTCTCCAAGGAACCCGATATCGGATACTTGCAGGAGACTTACCGCCGCACTCAAAGCGAGTTAGGTGAGTGGATTGATCGCAGACAGAGAGATTACGATACCCGTAATTGTCTCTGGTCTGGTAAGAGTGATGACTTCAAGAAGCACACCGACTTATCTGCGACTGGAGAGGTATTTCCCTTCGATGGGGCAAGTGACCAAGAGGTAAGACTCGTAGATGAAACTATCAACTGTATGGTTTCAATGTCACTTAATGCTGTACGCCGCGCCCATATCGTTGCCACTCCGGTGGAATCCGACGATATAGAAAGGGCGAACGTGATAAGTTCGTTTATTAGGTGGCTCGTAAACAGCAGGATGGATGAATTTTATGACCAAGTTGAGCTTGGTTTAAATCACTTCTATGAAAAGGGCATGATGGTGCATTATGTTTATTGGGAGTCTCAGGATCTCAAGCAACAGCAGTCGATCAAGCTTGATGAGATTGCACAAGCCATGCCCCAGATGGCACAGGTTATACAGGACGGAAGTATGGATGAGGAATTATCCACCGCATTAAAGAATCAATTTAAAGTATCCAAAGCGAAGGCAAAGGGTATGCTCCGCGAGTTACGCAAGGATGGGGAAACTACCATACCAGTAACTCGTCGCGTAATTAATCAACCCAGAGTTAAAGCATTGGCACCCGATGAGGATGTATTCTGGCCATCTTATTGCATTGATCCACAGGAAGCACCCTATGTATTTCATGTGATAAACATGACCCCAGAGCAATTACGCTCCAAGATAAACACCGAAGGATGGGATGAGGAGTTTGTGGATTCTGCGATTGAATTATCACAGCGTGGAGAATCGGACACACCCATTAATAACCTTCGCTTACAGGAAGAAGTCATTCGTGATGATGACGATACTATTCGTATTGTTTACTGCTATCAGCGATTGCTCGATGAAGATGATGTACCTGGTATTTATTGTACAATTTTACATGATCGTGTTCCAGAATTGTATGCCAAGCATCAACTCTTGGATTATAGTCACGGCAAATATCCTTTCGTAGTCAGCACCTTTGAGAAGACCAGTAAGCGTTTGTATCATAGCCGCTCGGTTGCGGAGATCGGAGAAGGTCCACAGAATGTTTTAAAGATCGAAGAAGACGCAAGTATTGATCGTCAGTCCTTGGCTACGATGCCACCTTTAGAACATCCCCTTGGTAGAGCGCCAACAAAGTGGGGTCCAGGAGTTCGTATTCCATATCGCACACCAGGTGAGTACAGATTTGCAGACACTCCTAGATATGATGGTGGTTCGATGGAAGTCAGACGCTACACCAAGGAGCAGTTGGATCGCTACATTGGACGCAATGCACCAGGAGTTGATCCGGTTGAGGGTCAGATGAAGCAACAGCGAAACATCGATAAAGTATTTCAGCACCTCAAACATGTCATTGATCAAGTCTGGACGCTCTATCAGCAGTATGGACCCGATGAAGAATATTTCCGAGTTACCGGAATGCGGGACATGCAAAAATTTGCCAAGGGTAGGGCAGGAGAAAGGTTTGATTTTTATATGCAGTTTGATGCCGCCACTCAAGATCCCGAACAAATGTTGGAACGGGTTAAGACGGTAGGCGAGTTGGGTGGTATGTTGGATAAGAATGGTACGCTAGACACCGAGAAGTTATTGCAGTTGGCAATTGGACAAGTGTTACCTGGAGCATCCGAAAAAGTTTTACTGCCCAAAGAAACCGCATCCCAGAAAGCGATGGAAGAGGAGCGCCAATTGATTGCCGAACTAGTGGCGGGTGTACCGCCCAATGTTCGCGAGCAGGATGCCCATGAGATGAAGCTCCAAGTATTTACTCAATGGTTACAACAACCTGATATTCAGCAGAAAGCACAACAGGATCAAGCATTACAGGAGCGTATACAGACATATATGCAACAGCGACAAATGCAGATTCAACAAAAGCAGAACGCACAAATCGGAAGACTTGGAACCGCACCCACACAATTCGGACAAACAGCAGGAGGATAATATTATGCCAATGGTAGGAAAAAAGAAATTTGGATACGGAAAAAAAGGAATGGCGAAGGCTAAATCCTACGCAAAGAAGACCGGAAAGAAGATGGTCAAGCGTAAGAAAAAATGATCACCTATCGTGGAGAAAAATTTTCTAAGTATAATTCTCCAAAGCGAACCCCTGGAAAGTCAAAGAAGTTTGCTGTACTTGCTAAGGAAGGAGATAAAGTCCGCCTTGTCAGATTTGGAGACCCTAATATGCGAATTAGAAAGTCTGAACCTGCACGACGTAAGTCCTTCCGAGCAAGACATAAATGCGATGAAAAAAAGTCTAAACTAAGCGCAGGCTACTGGTCTTGTAAGAAATGGTGAGGAAGAAGAAAGCTAAGTCCCGCGTGAATGAAGCAGGCAACTACACCAAGCCTACGATGCGTAAGCGTTTATTTAGTAAAATTAAAGCAGGTTCAAAAGGTGGAAGGGCAGGACAATGGTCAGCACGTAAAGCTCAGATGCTTGCCAAGGAATACAAATCGAAGGGCGGAGGATATCGCAACTAATGGCTTTAAAGAAGTCACAGAAGTCGCTCAAGCGATGGACCGGACAGAAGTGGAGAACCGCGTCTGGTAAGAAGTCTTCCAAGACTGGAGAAGTTTACGCTCCATCTGCGACTATTAAGAAGCTCAAAAGTACAAAATCTGGAAGGGCAAAACTTGCCGCGGCAAACAGAAAGAAAAGAGCTGCTACCAAAAAAGGTAAGCAGTATGCCAAGCACGGTTTGCACAAAGGCAAAAAGAGATAAGCATGTGCAACAACTGCAAAGAGAATGGTACTGGGTTATTTTGTTGGTTATGTTCTTCGTCGAGCGCGAAGCGATTACTGATATCCTAATCTTGATCCTGTCCTTTTTGTACGAAAATTTTAAATGACAAGGAAAAGAAAAACTAACCATGAAATTGACCCCGATGAAGCGATACGCGCTTTGGCTGTTCTTAAAAACGATCCTAACTTTAAGGCATATATATCTATGCGTGAGTCAATGCGTGAAGAAGTTATACGCCAGTTACAGACGAAATCGATCATAGATTCCACAAATAGACACTTTATGATGTCAGGAAAACTTGAGGCCATAGACGAAGAACTCGACATGTTTTACAAGCTTTAGTGCTGAGTTAGTGTTCAAAGCCTCTGCGGTTTAGGGTAGCCGCAGGGGCTTTTTTGTTGCCATTACTTTGCATGTATACTACATTTTGCTACACTAGGCTACTTTAGCCTTGCTTAATCATGGATACAATTACCGAAGAGGTTGTCTCGGAATCCTCTCAAAATTCCGCGCAAACAGAAACGCAAGCAGATGGTAACATCACGATGGCAGAATTTGCTGATCAATTATTGAAAAGCAAGCAAGTCACCGAGGAGGAACCAGAAGCCCAAGCCGAATTGACCGACGAACCCGCTGAAGAAACTGCGGAGCCTACGGAAGTTGATGAGGAACAATCCGCCAATGACGAAGTGGAAGTCGAAGATTCTTCGCCGCCCGCAGAGCCTTTGGATGTTCTTTCTAATAAATTCAATATTGACCTGGATAGCTTAACTGAAGAGGAGACTCGTCAATTAGCCAAGTCGCTGAACGCATCTGCGATTAAACGCTTTGGACGATTAACCGCTCAGAAGAATGCACTCATTGCAGAAAAAGCTGAATTGCAAGCGCAAGCCGAACAAGCACAGCAAACGCAAACGAGTGAATTACCTGAGTTCCTAAAAGATAATGCTCTGCATCACATCTCTGACGCACAGGCTCTGACCAAAGAAGTCGAACAAATGACAACGCTCATCGAATGGGCGGAGGAAGGTATGGATAACGAAGTCCAGTACGATGACAATGGTAATGAGTTTGTCCTACAAGATGGTGATAAGACCTACACCAAAACCGATCTGCGTCGTATCCGTACAAATGCAAAGAAGATTCTTCGCAAGGATGCACCTGCTCGGCAAAAGTGGATTAAGGAAAGATCCGATGCAGATCAGCAAGCA